GTGGAGGGGAAGCCGGTCTTGAGGGCTTTTTCACGTCTGTACCTGGGGCGGATAACACACCGGGGGTATGGGCGGCAGTGCCAGCACCGGGGGGGTCACAGGCTGGCGGCGTGGGCGAACCACAGAGCGCGTGATAGGGGCAACCTGAATAGTCTGTGGATAAGTCGAGACTCCCATCTGTCCCATTGGAATATCGACGAAAGCGGGCCATCTTTCATTAGGGGATGCTCTGCTTTTGTCTTCGCAACCCTCGAACCCTTGGAATGCAGGCAGTAAGATGTTGTAGATGTTATATAAATGACCATCGGAGGAAAAATGGAATCGAACTTTGACCGATTCTGGTCAAGCTATCCCAAGAGGGTGGCCAAGAAGAAGGCAGTACAGGCGTGGAACAAGTTATCCACAGAGGAAAGAGAAAAATGCCTCGAGGTAATCGGGAGGCACATTTCGTTCTGGAAGGGTGAGGGCAGGGACGACAAGTACATCCCCTACCCTGCATCGTGGTTGAACGCGGGATCGTTCGACGATGAATTGCCTGAACCCAAGGTGAACGGGGTCGATTGGAGACTCTCGAAGACCGGCGTGGAGGAAAAGGGGCGCGAACTTGGGATCCTGCCGGACCAGTTCGAGCACTGGCAGTGGTTCAAGGTGGCCGTGCTGAAGGCTGCCGCATGAACGGGCTCGAGGAGGACTCGCTCCGCGAGCTGACCCTGCCAGAGATCTGCGGCCTGAGTCGGCTGGGCGTTGACCTGCTGATGGCGCCCATCCCCGTGCGGGAGATGACCAAGGAAGAAAAGCGCCGCGCCGTCAAGTCCCTGGGCCTGATCGACCCCGACGCCGTCTATGAGATGCGGACGTGTACCCGCTGCGAGTCGGAAAAGCCGGTCACGGAGTTCCACCTGAAGGGCCACGACGAGGCGGGGCCCTTGTACAACCGCATGTGCAAGCAGTGCTGCCAGGTGCGGCAGAAGTATTACCGCGACCTGAAGAAGCGCCAAGGGCTGCCATGACTCACCGCATCAAGGTACGGTCGCACACCCACGCTGCCATCCTCGAGGTGCCGACCGGCAAGGTCTGGCACGGCATCCCGCTGGACATGGTGGCCGAGGTCTACGTGGGCGGTGCCACCAAGTACCCCAGGGACCGGGAGCGGCATGCAGTGCCGGCCAGGAACGCCAAGAAACGGAAGGGGAAAGCATGAAGGCTTTAAAGGGGAAGGGGATCACCCTTTCAAAGCCCCCGGGGAAATACAAGGCGGTCCGCACCACGATCGACGGGCACACATTTGCCAGCAAGGCCGAGGCGCACCGTTACCAGCACCTGAAGCTGCTCGAGAAGGCCGGCCAGATCACCAACCTATCCCTCCAGCCGCGGTACGCCCTGGACGTCAACAACGTCCACATCGCCAACTACATCGCCGACTTCCGCTACTGGGACGAGACGGGTAGGGTGATCGAGGACGTGAAAGGCATGAAAACGCCCGTCTACAAGCTGAAAAAGAAGCTGATGCTGGCATGTCACGGTATCGTCATCAAGGAGGTGATGTGATGGAAGTGATTGAATTCTTGCTCGAGGTGGGGTTCATCATGATCGGACTGCTGGTGCTGGGCGACGCGACAGGCTGGTGGCCGTGAGTCCTGTCAGGGTCGAGTGGTATCTCGGCAACTGGGCCGACTGGATGCTGAGGTCCAAGGAGCAAACCGGCTATGGCCGCGGCTCCATTGGCTTCAACCAGTCCGGGAGCCTCACCTTCGAGGACATGTGTGCAGCCGGCGATGTCCGCCTGGCACGCATCACCGCCACCGCGATCGAGGATCTGACCCCGCTCGAGCGTGCCGCCGTCAATCACGAGTACCTGCAGACGGTATGGACATTCCCCGCTGACTGGCTGGACGGCAGCTACGACCGCGCCTTGTGGGATCTGGCCATGATCCTGAATCGCAAGGGGCTTGACTGAGATGCAAGAGATGTGCATGCTCCCTGCGCATGGGTTTGGGCATCGCTCGCCCTGCGAAAACGTGATGGCCTACAGCCAGAAAGGGGATTACATGCCGTGGACTGACAAGCAGGTCAGGCTCTTTGCTGCTGCGGCGCACAATCCGGCCATCAGCAAGAAGGTCGGCATCCCCCAAGGCAAGGCACGCGAGATGGAGATGGAGGCCGGCCCGAAACAGCGCAGCCACGCGATGAAGCTGGCCAGCGCACTGAGCGGGGGGCAGCATGGCAGCCGTTGATGACGCCATCGCCGCAATGCAGGCACTCGCTGCCGCACAGGACCGCCTCGCCTCATTGGCCGGCGAGAAGGCCGATCGCCAGCAGCGGATCCAGGATCTGAACCCCCTGATTCAGGTGGCTCAGGACGAAGTGACCAACGCCAAGGCAGCCGCCAAGGTTGCTGTCAAGGCGGCATTCAGCCTGTAGCCATGCCTACCCCGCTCCAGTTGGCGCAGGCTCTCGAGCAGCAGCAGCCTTCTGCGCCCTACTCGAGCTTCCAGACGCCGCTCCCTCCCGGGCAGCAGATGGCCATGAACCAGTGGGCGGCCCGCAACAACGTCCCCTTCGACCCGTCCCAGACGGCGGACTACGACATGCGTGGGTTCTACCGTGCCCTGATGGCCAAGGATCCGAGGGCGGTCTCTGCGGTTAACCCCAACGATCAGCGGATGCACTTCCCCGACTACTGGAAGACGCCCTATCACGAGTCGTTCAGCAACGAGTCGAAGTGGGCCAAGCCGGGCGCCCCGATGTGGAACGCCCAAGACCAACTCGAGGCGCCGTCGGGCAGGATTGTGTTCGACGAGCGTAAGCGTCGACAGCGTTAAATACGCCCAGATATGCCTGTCACCCGCACAAGTGGACAGGGCAGACCCAAAGGCGCCCTGAACAAGCAGAACAAGGAATTAAAGGACATGATCCTTGCTGCCTTGGATGGCGCAGGGGGCATCAAGTACCTCCAGGCGCAGGCGGATCAGAACCCTGCGGCCTTCATGTCCCTGATCGGGCGTGTCCTGCCCATGACCATCAACGGGACAGGCCCTGGCAACTCGATAGACATTCGCTGGGGCGGCGGCCAGCCTACCGGCGATCGAAGCGCGATCAAGTAGGGTGGGCGGTCGGCAGGTCATAGAGCTTCCCTACACGCCCAGGGAGGCTTTCCTGCCATTCCACTACCGGACCCAGAGATGGGCCTGCATGGTGGTGCATCGTCGGGCCGGCAAGACGGTCGCGACCCTGAACGATGCCGTGAAGCGGGCCATCACGGACGGGAAGCAGGACGGTCGCTATGCCTACATCGCGCCGTTTTACTCCCAGGCGAAGATGGTGGCGTGGGACTACCTCCTGAAGTACACGGAGCCGATCAGGACCAACGCCAACGTCAGCGAGTTGTCGGTCGACCTGCTGAACAAGTCCAGGATCAGACTGTTCGGGGCCGACAATCCCGATAGCTTGCGTGGAATCTATTTGGACGGCGCGACCCTGGACGAGGTTGCGGACATGAAGCCGCGGATTTGGGGCGAGGTCATCCGGCCCCTGCTGACTGACCGCGGTGGGTGGGCAACCTTCATCGGGACGCCCAAGGGGAAGAACGAGTTCCACCGGATCTGGAAGAACGCCCTGTCCGATCCTGCGTGGTACACCCTGATGCTGAAGGCGTCCCAGTCCGGCCTGGTCTCCGCCGACGAGCTTGCCGAGGTCCGCAAGCACATCACCGAGGACCAGTACGAGCAGGAGTTCGAGTGCAGCTTCGAGGCGGCCATTCTCGGCGCCTACTATGGCCGTGAACTGGTCAAGCTGGACCAGGCGGGGCGCATCACCGACGCCTGCCGGCACGACCCGACCCTGCCAGTCCACACCGCGTGGGACTTGGGCTTTCGGGACGACACGGCCATCTGGTGGTATCAGGTCATCAAGGACGAGATCCATGTCATCGACTTCCACGCCTCGAGCGGTGGCGACATCCGCTTCTACGCAGAGATCATCGCCTCGCGGCTCTACAAATACGGGCGCCACTGGCTACCTCATGATGCGCGGGCCAAGACGCTGGCATCGGGTGGCCGCTCGATCATCGAACAGCTCGCGGAGCATCTGGACATCAAGACGCTCGCCATTGCCCCGGAGTTGAGCGTCCAGGACGGCATCCAGGCGGTGCGGATGATGCTGCCCAGGGTCTGGTTCCACCCAGACTGCGAGGAGGGCATAGAGGCCCTCAGGCAGTACCAGCGTGAGTGGGACGAGGACAAGAAGGCATTCCGGGAGCGCCCGCGGCACGACTGGACGTCGCACCCTGCCGACGCCTTCCGCATGATGGCCGTCGCCTGGCAGCACGAGACGCCGAAACCGAAAGCACCTGAACCGATGCGTGGCCTGGCCGTTGGGGCCGGCAACAACGCGTCACTTGATGAACTGTGGAAGACGGTCAAGCGATCGTCGGGGAGAATCTGATGGCTGCAGTCTTTGAAGGCGGGAACTACAAGAACCTGACGGCTACGGGTGCGGTCACGACCAACCCGTGCCAGTTGCTGGGGTTCTACGTCAACAGCACCACCTCTGGCACGCTCGTCCTGCGGGACGGCGGATCCGGCGGGACGGTCATGGGCGGCACGATCACGCCAGCCATCGGCTTCCAGCGGTTCCCGGCCACGGTCGGCACGGGCGGCCTGCACGCCACGATCGCCAACACGCTGGACGTGACCTTCTTCTACGCCCCCGTCGCCGGTTCGTAATGTCGTACGGCGGTGACGTCCGGTATGCCCCAGGCACGCCGACCGCTGCTGCATTCTCCGGCTCGAACACGCCGATCGTCGTCGACTCGACTGCGGGCACGATGTGGGTGCTCAAGACGGGCGATGTCGTGGCCCAGATTGGTGCGGGTGCTGGTGGCGTAACCGATGGAGACAAAGGCGACATAACGGTCACGGGCGGCGGCCTGATCTGGACCATCGACAATGGCGTGGTGACCTACGCCAAGATGCAGAACGTGACAGATGCGCGCCTGCTGGGGCGCTCTGCAGGGTCCGCAGGCTCGCCGATGGAGATCACGGTAGGCTCGGGCCTGTCCCTGTCCGCCGGCACGCTGACGGCCACGGGAAGTCCTGCAGCGTCGGCTTCCCAGCAGGTCGTGCTCTTTCTCGAGGACGGCCAGGACGGCGAGATCGGCATTCCTGGCAGAGAGGGCGCTGCAGGTGCAGCAGGATCCACCGGCGCTCCCGGTGCGACTGGGCCTGCCGGCCCTGCCATCTTCCTGCTGGATGAGGCATTCGACGGCGATGCCGGGCCTCCTGGCCCGACTGGGGCAACGGGCGCGACTGGATCCATTGGTCCGGCTGGACCCGCCGGCCCCTCTGGTCCGTACATCGTCCCGGATGACGGCATGGACGGGGACATCGGCCCGCCTGGCATCCAGGGCGTTGCTGGTGCCGCAGGTTCTGCGGGTGCGACGGGTGCGCAAGGGCCCGCAGGTCCGGCCATCTTCCTCCTCGATGAGGCGATGGATGGCGACATGGGGCCGCCCGGGATGACAGGCCCGCAGGGGCCGGCTGGCAGCAGTGGTGCTGGTGGTGCCTTCAACGCCTTCACGAAGGATCTGGGGGCCAACAAGCGTTCCGGCACGTTCGACATCACGGGCCTGTCCGGGCTGACTGCAAACAAGGTGGTCTCGATCGTTCAGACGATGGACCAGATCTCGAGCAAGGGTAACGCCCGGGACGAGTACGAAATGGACCCGATCACGTTGACTGGCTACGTGGTAGACGCGGCAACGATCAGGGCTTTGTGGGCATGTGGCGGCGGGCAGAGTGTTGCCGTCGGCACCTACGCCTTCGCCTACCAAGTGAGCGGCTAATCATGGCAGTCATCAACGACCCAAGTACTGCGAGCCAGATTGCCCAGGTCGGCATGGCATCCACCACCGTCTGGACCCCGGTCCATACGACCTCTGGACCATTGCCGGTCGGGACTGGCGGCGCGTATCGCCTCTCGATGGTCTCCGGCACCCTGGCAGCTGCCATCGCCGCAAACTCGGAGCTGTTCCAGTTCCGCTACGTCACCGCGGCCAACCGCGTCTGCCTGGTGCATGGCATCAGCGTCAGTGCCGGGGCGAACGTGGCAGCGACCGCGGCGGCGATCTTGTCCCTCCGTGCCACCGTCGCAAGGTCGTGGTCGGCTGCCGGCTCGGGCGGCACGCGGGCGACGATGACGACCAACAACCAGAAGCTCAGGACCAACCACCAGACCTCCGAGGTGAACGACATCGGGATGGCCACGACGGGCGCGCTCACTGCCGGGACCAAGACCCTGGACGCGCAGGACATCGGCGGCGTTGCCTACGGCGTCGGGACTGGCGCCATCACGGTCTCCGTGCCGATCAACTTGGTACCCAAGACGAACCTGCTGGGCGACTTCGGCGGCACGCTCGCGTTCCCCCTCGTCCTGGTCAACCAGGAGGGGTTCGTGATTCGTACCGGCATCATCCAACCTGCAACCATGACGTGGAACCTGACCGTGGACGTTGCGTGGTCGGAAGTTCAGGCCTTCTAGGAGATCTCAATGGCAGCTAACAAGAGTTTTCGATTCGGCCCGGTGGCGATGAGCGCCACCCTGACGACCAACATCCTGAACCCCAACGTGACCTCGGTCGCCGGCCCTGTCGGGTTCACCATGACGCAGCCCTACATCATCCTGCGTCACATTCGCATTGTGAATAAGGACTCAACTGCTCGCACATTCAGCCTTTGGCTGGGCGGTTCTGCTGGTAACGTGGCGGGAACGGAAGTGATTGGCCAGGCCCTGTCTGTCGCCGCCAACTCCGCCTACGACTGGTACGGGATGATGCGGCTGGACGCTGCTGACTTCTTGGTTGGTGGTGCATCCCTTGCTACAACCTTGACTATTCAGGGCGAAGGCGAAATCGGCGTTAGCGGCTGATGGCTGAAGCGTCGAAGGTGCCGCAGCGCGACCCGCTGCAGGGCTACCTCGCCCACATCACCGCCTACGAGAAGGAATTCAAAAGGTGGGAGGAGCGGGCGCAGAAGATCGAGCGCAAGTACCGCGACGAGGACAGGGTCACGTCGGCAGACGACAGCGAGTCACGCTTCAACGTCCTCTGGTCCAACGTCCAGACGCTGGTCCCGGCCACCTTCTCCCGCCTCCCGCGCCCTGACGTCTCGCGCAGGTTCAAGGACCAGGATCCGGTCGGGCGCGTCGCTGCACTGATCCTCGAACGGTGCCTCGAGTTCGAGATCCAGCACTACTCCGACTACCGCATGAGCCTGAAGCAGGCCATCTACGACCGTTTCCTGCCGGGTCGTGGCGTCTGCTGGGTTCGATACGAGCCGCACTTCCGGGCCGTCGAGCAAGGAGTCCCTGAAGATGGTACGCAAGTCACAGAAGATACTGACGAAGCCGAAGATCAGGGCGTGGCCGACGAGGCTGAGGCCCAGCAGGAGATCGACTACGAGTGTGCTCCAGTGGATTATGTCCATTGGAAGGACTTTGGCCACTCTGTTGCCAGGACGTGGGAAGAGGTAGAGATCGTCTGGCGGCGCGTCTACCTGACGCGTGAGGCGTGCGTCGAGCGGTTCAAGGAGTTGGGTAACAAGATCCCCCTGGATGCCAAGCCCAAGGACTGGAAGTCTGCCGGCCTGAACAGCAGCATCCAGGACGAAGGGTCGGACATCGCAGCACGCGCTCTTGTCTATGAGATGTGGGACAAGTCGACGGGGAAGGCGTTGTGGATCAGCAAGAGCATGAACAAGATCCTGGACCAGAGGGACGACCCTCTGGAGCTTCGGGAGTTCTTCCCATGCCCGCAGCCGCTGTTCGCCACCACCACCAACGGGACACTCGTCCCCGTCCCCGACTACGTCCTGTACCAGGACCAGGCGCGGACGCTGGACCAGTTGTCGGACCGCATCGACTCCCTGATCAAGGCGCTGAAGGTGCGCGGCGTCTACGACGCTGCGGTCCCGGAGTTGCGGCGCCTCTTCACCGAGACGCAGAACAGTGACCTGATCCCGGTCAACAACTGGGCAGCCTTCGCGGAGAAGATGGGCCTGAAGGGCACCATCGACATCGTCGACCTGATGCCGATCGCCGGCGCGCTCGAGCAGGCCTACAAGGCGATGGAGCAGGTCAAGAACCAGATCTATGAGATCACCGGCATCAGCGACATCATCCGCGGCCAGACGGCGGCATCCGAGACGGCCACCGCGCAGCAGATCAAGGGCCAGTACGCGACCCTGCGCTTGAAGTCCTACCAGGAGGACGTGGCCCTGTTCGCCACCACCGTCCTGCGGATGAAGGGCGAGATCATGTGCAAGCACTTCTCGCCGGAGACCATTTTCAAGATGTCCGGCGCGGAGCAGTTCGTCGAGGAGGACCGGCAGTACATCCAGCCGGCCATCCTGATGCTGACGCAGGATCCGCTCGAGGAGTTCCGGATCGAGATCGCTGCCGACTCGCTGGTCATGGTCGACGAGCAGGAGGAGAAGCAGTCTCGCATCGAGATGCTGACTGCCCTGGGCGGGTTCATCAACCAGGCGGGGCAGATCGCTGCCGTCGAGCCTGCCATCGTCCCGCTCCTGATGGAACTGATGAAGTTCGGCATCACCTCATTCAAGGCCGGCAAGACGATCGAGGGCCAGTTCGATCAGGCACTGGACACGATGAAGCAGCAGCAGCAGCAGAAGGCGATGCAGCCCCCGCCTGTGGATCCCAAGGTCCAGGTCGAGCAGCAACGGCTGCAGATGGACCAGCAGGCGGCCATGAACGACGCGGCCATCAAGCAGAAGCAGGCCGACCACGACATGCAACTGGCGCAGGCCAAGGCGCAGGCAGACGTGCAGACGACGCGGGAGAAAAACGCTGCCGACATCGCGCTCCAGAAGGAGAAGCACGACGCCGAGTTGCAGATGGCCATGACGCAGCAGGCGCATGAGCACACGCTCGAGCGCAGCCGGTTTGACATGGAGTCGAGCCTGAAGCGTGCGCAGCATGAGGCCGACACGCAACTGAAGCGGGAACAGTTCGGTGCCGACTATGGCCTGCGTCAGGCGGACCAGCAGTTGAAGGAGTCCGAGTCGGCGATGAAGGCGAAGGAGTCCGGCAAGCCTGGTGTGGAGACGATCCAGCCTGCCATCAAGGAGGCCGGGCAGGCGATTGCCGCGCTACAGGAAGCGATCGATGGGATGAACAAGCTGATGCGGGCGAAGCGCAAGGTCGTCTATGACGACAAGGGCGAGCCGTCCGGCATCGAGTACGAAGGCATTGGGACGCGTCCTATCGAGTCGAAGGACGGCGAAATCACTGGAATGGGAGCACTCTGATGGCACTGGCATACAAGGCAACGATCCGGCAGGCAATGCTCGACGCAATCACCACAGGCGCGGGCGCAACGGCCTCCCTGCGGTTCTACTCCGGCACGCGTCCGGCAACGAATGGGGCCATCACCACCCTGCTGGCGACGCTTGCCTGCAACGCCACCTTTGCCCCTGCGGCATCGGGCACCACGGATGGTGCTGCGGTGACCCTGACCCTCAATGCCATCACTTCCGCCAACGCCTCGAGCACGGGCACGGCGACCTGGTTCCGCATCTACAAGAACGACGGGACCACGTTCGTGATGGACGGCGACGTGGGCACTTCCGGCAGCGACATGAATATGACCAGCGTCTCGTTCGTGAGTGGTCAGCCGGTCAACGTCACCTCCTTCGTGATCACTGAAGGGAATCCATAAATGGCCTACGCAGACATCTACAACGCAGCGAACGATGAGGCCATCTTCCAGCCACGGTGCGTGGTCGCGATGTGGACCGCGGCGACCAACATCCAGAACGAGGATGCTGGTACACAGGACCATGCACTGCGCCTCGATTGGGCCAACAAGGTGCTGCGGGGGCAGGTGACCATACCTTATAAGGTATTGGCCGCTTTGGTGCTCCAGAACGCTACCATCGCAGCCAACCCTGGAGCTGCGCTGGACTCCGACATCCAGTTCCAGGTCAACAGCATCATCCCCACCCTGATCGCGATCGGGTAAGACATGGCAACCGTCAAGATTGCCTACGGCGGCTCCACATCGATCACCCTCACCGCCCCCGGCGCATCTGCATCGCGTGAAGGTACGGCGGTCGACAACACGACCAACCTGTATGACGACGCACTCTGCCGTGTTGTGTTCACTGCCGGTACGGTGGGTGGCAACAAGCAACTGATCGTGTATGCCTACGGCTCGAATGACAACGGGACCACCTATGAATCCGTGGTGACGGGCACTGACGCTGCCATCACGCTGCGCAGCCCGGAATCATTGCCGCTTGCGTGTGTGATCCCGACGCCCACGTCTTCCGTTGCCTACAAGAAGACGTTTTCAATTGCCCAGTTGTACGGCGGCATTCTCCCTACCAAGTGGGGTCTGGTCATTCAGGATGACGGGGCCGGTAATACTGGCGGCATCAGCTCCCTGACCGTCGCCTACAACGGGATCACCTACACCGTCGCGTAAGGAGGCAGGATGGCAATCATTCTGCCTACCCCCAGGACTCAGCAGCCGCAGGGTCCGGTTGGGATTAATCCGAAATACGCATCACGCACAAGGCTTGTTGTCCTGCCAGGTCAGGGTATGCAGAACCTGGCGCGTGGCGGACTCATCCAGCAGAACGTACCCGTTCCTCTGGCTTCCACTCAGAGTGGTCGGACATTCGAGTTCGATGGTTCAACGACGTATGCAGAATACGGACCTCTGCTCGACGCGGCGGCTGGCGACATCACGCTCGTTGCCATCCTGCGAGCGAATTCGAGCCAGTATCTCGGAGCGGATGGCGATCGATACCTGATCAGTAGCAGGACGGCGGGCAATGTTGGTTTCGGTTGGGGAATTCAGAGCGCTATTGGTGGCGGTGGTGGTGGGAACGTAACGGCGCAGACAATTGTCCTGAACGGTATCGCGCAATACATTGAAGCAAACAACACAATAGAGTCCCTGGTCGACACGCCGGTAGCGCTTCGGTACGTCAAGTCTACCGGACTTATGTCGTGGTTTCGGTTCGGCACGAAGAGTTCAGCAGATACGTCTACGAGCACCACGCCGAATGCGGGTGGCAATATCGTTGTAGGCGCATTGGGTGATTATGCCTCGCACATCAATCCGTACAAGCACCGCGCCCACATCATCGTCGGCATGCAGGGCGCGCTTTCGGATGCAGAGATATACGAACTGACGAATAGCGTTTCGTCAGTATGGCAACTCTTCGCCCCTCTCCCGCGAAGGATATTCGTCAGTAGTGGTGCTGGCGCCAGCAATGACGGCACGCTTGCACGCACCAATGCGAATGACACCTCTGCCGCATCTGGATCGCAGACCAACACTGGAACCCTGGCCAGGACGAATGCGAACGATACGTCTGCGGCTGCTGGCAGTCAGACCAATACCGGCACGTTGGCGAGAACGAACGCCAACGACAGCGTCTCTGCTGCTGGCAACCTCGGCACCTTCAATGGCACGGTTGCCTATACCAACGCCAACGACACCAGTGCGGCGTCGGGAAGCCAGACGAACACGGGAACGCTGGCCAGAACCAATGCCAACGATACCCCTGCAGCGAGCGGTACGCAGACCAACACTGGGACGCTGGCACGCACCAACGCCAATGACTCTGTCTCTGCCAGTGGGTCCGCAGGAACGATCAGCGGGACCGTTGCCTACACAAACGCGAACGACAGGCTTGCGGCGACGGGTGGTGGTGGACAGACACGCGGCGGCATACAGCGCCTCAAAGAGACGAAGGTCAAGAAGAGCAGCACCGCGGTACGAGACCTGCTCACCGAGACCATTGACCCGCAGCCGGCAGAAATTGCCGAGCTCGCTGAAGAGATGCGGGAAGCGGTGCTCGAGCCTGAAGAGGCGGAGGCAGCAGCAGAACCGATCGTTGCCCAGCCGGTTCCCGAGGTCGAGGACAAGGAAAAGGAAGCGCGCCGAGTAGCTAGGCGCCGCAGTGTCATGCGCCTGCTGCTGCTGGACGACATGAGCATTCAGTCCCATGCGGAAGAAGTCATGAATGAGGCGGAAGTGAAACGACAGGCATTGATCGAGAATGTGAAGGCCTCGCTGAGGCAGGCAATTGCCAGGAGAAAGAACGCAAATGGCTGAAAAACTGGCAGAGGATCTTAGTGGAGTCATCCACGAACTCGTGATTGAGGAGGTCAAGGCTGCTGTCAGGACGATCAAGCCATTGCCTGGTCCACAAGGGCCGCCCGGACCAGCGGGGCGTGACGCCGATCCGCTTGAGATCAAGAAGGCCGTCAAGGAAAGTGCCCGCCGTGATATTGCGTTCGGCGGCGGTGGCGTTGGATTGCCGCCTGGTCAGGCAAAGGGGCAGACGCTCATCAACTTGAGCAATCCCAACACGGTCACATCGGCTACGTGGTCCTATGCCCTCGGGGTTCCTGCTGAAGGGTTTGGCGCATCGCCATCTGCATCTGCTGCAATCAACACTGCAGCGATTCAGGCCGCTCTCAATGTCGGCGGATTAGTTACTCTCGAGGTGGCTGGCGTCTACTTCGTGAATGCGACCCTGATTATCAAAAGTCGCACTTCATTCATTCTCGGTCCCGGCGTCATCATTCGTGCTTTCTGTGCAGTTCCAAATACTACGAAAGCATTTCTTCTGTTAAGAAACGAGAACTGGGCAAGCACTGCGCAGAAAGTTTCATCTATCGTCGGTACGCAGCCGTTCAATACATCTCTGAATTTGTATACGGTGACGTTTTCGACGTTCAATCCTTCTTCTGCTGGATGGACCGCTGGACAATACATCCAGATCAAGGACGACACGACTCGTCGTTACAACGGCATCAATGAAATTTACTCGGTCACATCGAATACGGTCACGTTCATTTGGGCTCAAGGTGCTGGTGGTTCTCCGATAGGAAATGGAGCGGGTGCGAACATGCAAGCCGCTCTTGCAGATGGATACATCACCGTTCAAGGTGGCGAATTCGACGGCAATTTCCGAGCAGGATTTGTAGCAAACACCACCTATAACGATCACGGCATTTTCTTTGATCGGCTACTAAAAGGTCGTATTGCCAACATCAGAACAACGGACTTCCGTAAGTACGCTGTATGCGCCCAAAACGTTCAGGATTTTGTGGTCGATGGTCTGTATGGGAATACCAACTCTGATGGAGTAAAGGTATACGGTCCTGCCTGGAATCCGATGATCCAGAATGTTGATGGAACATTTGGTGATGACGTTTGCAGCTTTCAAACCGTTGACGGTCCAAGTTTCCTTGTGTACATGGCACCGGATAATGTTGGGTCTGGATTGTCCTCGTTGCAGGGCGGGACATTCTGGACTGGCGGCAGCATGAAAAATGTCTCAGCCGTCTCCATGCACTCGGGAACTATGGTTCTGTATCCGAATGGAGGAAGTGCTGCTCCGGCAGGTTTCACGATGGATGGAGTCTATACGCTGGAAGACTCGAACCAGACAGTGCCGAGCCCTATTGGCGGCGGCGATGGAGGCGGGCAATCAAACATCATCGTCGGAGCCGGGTACGTCACGCAACCTGGACGCATTGAGTGTCTGATGATCCGCAACAATCGAGGCCTGCTGAACATTGACAACAGCGGCGAAAACAAGCTCATCACAATCGACACCATTGTCGTACAGAACGTCTCGAACGATCAGGTAAGGGGCAATGACCTGATCTGGAACTTCGATTACGTAACGGTCAACAATTTCGTCGTCTCGGGTTGCCAGTTCTACAGCATCGACACGAACAGATTGATCACGTTGCGGAGCGTGAACGCGACCATCAAGCAATTGACCTTCGATAATTGCAAGTTCGCATCCGATGCGACGGGCGGCAACAATCTAACTCTGTTGGGGACGTTGTCTGGGACTGGTACGCTCACCAGGGCCGACCTCAATTCGTGCTTCATCGGCCAGAAAGTTCACGTGGTGAACGGCGACGCGTTTTCGAATACGCCGATCGTTTGTATAAACGGCGGACAAGGAGATACCTACTCGTCGATGTTTACGATGACAGGTTCGCAGGGCTTGAACATCTACATGACCAACTTCAAATCATCGGGCGCATCTGTCGGCATGTTCAATTGGTACGGACCGAGCACCGGAACGTTCAACGTCTACATCAGCGGCATGAACCATAGCGGGACGACATTCGCAAACCAGACCGGGACTATCAACTGGTACAACCCGGATGGCTCGTTGCCCGTGGACATCACCAAGATAGCAAGAGCTGCTGGTGCGACTGCCAAACACAACGGTGGTACTGCCGCAGGAACCATTGTTGCGAATAACTTGTGCGTCTGTGACGCTACAGGTGCGGCGAATTCATGGCACCAGGTGAGCGCGCCGATTGCAAACGTTTACTAACCAACGCAAGGAGAAAGCAATGCCAACTGTTCGTAACCTCATGGGAAGCGGCGTTCCCGCCGTAGCCGCACAGGCTCAACTCGGTGTGCCGACCATCACCTTCACCGCCGCAGGATCCGGCGTCCAAGCCGGTACCCCCTTGCCGTCGGACTTCGTTCTCTGCACCGCCGTCAGTGGCAGCAACTATGCCCAATTGCCGACTGCCGCAACGGTAGGTGCCACGGTCGGCGACCAGATCATTTTCATCAATCAGAGTGGCTCGACGGTACAGATGTCGCCGGCAACCGCCGCCGCCAAGATCCAGAACGGCTCGGCGGGTGCGGCCTTTGCGGTGGCGACCAACAAGATCGCCATCTTCTACTACATCGGCTCCGAGAACTGGGCCGCCGACCTCTCCGCCTGACATGCGCAAGCGGTACGTGCAGATCGATGGTCAGTTGGTGGAGGTCTCCCCCGACTGGTCCCCGGATCCGGTCTCGGACGTCCACGTCATCGGCGACATTCAGCCCTACCAGTCGATGGTGACCGGCGAGATGATCACGAGCAGGTCGAAGCACCGCGAGCACTTGCGGCAGCACAACTGCATCGAGGTCGGGAACGAGACGAAGTATCTCCAGAAGCAGCCAAACCGGGCGCCACCGCCTGGTCTGAAGGAACGCATCATCGAGATCGCTCGAGAGAAGTTGCGGTACAACTAGGAGGTTGGAATGACGCAGGATACCTTGCGAGACGCGCTGGAAGCGGCTGTAGAGACCCACGACGTAGAAGAACCCCAGACTGAGGCTGCGCCCCTTGCGGAGGCTCTGGAGACCACTCCCTCGGCCCCTGCCGAGACTGCCGCCGAAACCGCCCAACGTGAGCGGGACGAGCGTGGCAGGTTCGCGCCCAAGTCGGAAGTGACGGCTGTCGTACCGACAGAACCGACAAAAGCCCTTCCGGCGGTTCCGGCGGTAGAGCGCCCACCCCGTCCATCGTCCTGGAAGAAGGACTACTGGGACGACTGGGACAAACTGGACCCCAAGGTGGCGAAGTACGTCACGCAGCGTGAGCAGGAGTACGCGAACGGCGTCAGCACCTACAAGCAGGAGGCGGAGCGTGCGAGGGAGATCTTCGACGTCATCGCGCCCTACCAGCAACTGATCGAGAAGGAGGGCGGGACGCCGGCCAGGGCGGTGCAGCAACTGCTCAACACTGCCGCGCTCCTGCGCACCTCCGACCCACAGACAAAGGCCAACCTGCTCCTGCAGGTGGCCCAGCAGTACGGCGTCCCGTTGGAGTACATGCTCAACGGGCAGCAGCAGGCGCCTGCACAGGTCGACCCGCAGACAGCGTGGTTGCGCGAGCAGGTGCAGCAGTTACAAGGATGGAAGGACAACTTCGTTTCCACCCAGGAGCAGGCAGTGCAGTCCCAGATCAACCAGGAGATCGAGGACTTCAAGCAGGACAAGCCACACTTCGAGGCAGTACGCAAACGCATGGCCGGACTACTCCGGGCCGGGTTGGCAGATGACCTCAACAGCGCCTACACGGCAGCGGTTCGCATGGATGACAACTTGTTTGAGCAGACCCTACAGGAACGCACGACAAACTCGGCCAGGCAGCAGCACGTCGCGAAGGCGAAGGCGGCGGCGGTATCGGTCAAGAGCAGCACCCCATCTGCCATGACCACACCCAGCACCGCAAAAGGTCTGCGCGCTCAACTGGAGGAAGTGTTCGACGCTTCCACAGGCGGCGGCAGGGTCTGATCCAATTCGATAAGGAGTAACGATCATGGCATTTGCCAATTCGACCGTTACCGACATCATCGCGACAACCATCCAGTCGCGCTCTGGTGAACTCGCTGACAACGTGACGAACAACAACGCATTGCTTCGCAGGCTGAAGCAGCGCGGGAACGTCAAGCCGTTCAGCGGCGGTAACGTCATCCTGCAGGAAATCATGTACAACGATTCGTCGACCGCGACGGTGAACTCCTACAGCGGCTTCGAAATCATCAACGTCAGCCCCAACAGCCCGATCTCGGCTGCACAGTTCGGCATCACGCAGTACGCCGCATCTGTCACCCTGTCAGGCCTCGAGATGCTGCAGAACTCCGGCAAGGAACAGATCATCGACCTGCTGGAAGGCCGCATCAAGGTCGCTGAAGGGCAGCTGCAGAACCGTATCTCGAACGACATCTACCTGGATGGCACGGGCAACGGCGGCAAGAACATCACCGGCCTGAAGGCAGCGGTACCGGACACGGCAACCTCTGGCACTTACGGTGGTATCAACCGTGCCACGTTCACGTTCTGGCAGTCGCAGTCGTACTCGGGCGTCACCAACGGCGGTGCGGCAGTCTCCGCGTCCAACATCCAGGCCTACATGACCTCGCTCGCGATCAAGCTCGTTCGCGGGACGGATCGTGCCGACCTGATCGTGGCGGACAACACCTACTTCCAGTACTACGTCGCATCCCTGCAGGCAATCCAGCGCGTGCAGTCCGTGGACGAGGCTGGTGCAGGTTTCTCGACGCTGAAGTTCTACGGCGGCGGGCAGGAGGCGGATGTCGTGCTGGATGGCGGTGTCTACACCGGTGGTGACTTGTCGGCGTCTTCGTGGGCCGGCGCTGCATCTGCCCACATGTACTTCCTCAACACGAATTACCTGTTCTTCCGCCCTCACAAGGACAGGAACTTCGTGCCGATCGGTGGCGAACGGCAAGCCATCAACCAAGACGCGATCGTTAAGCTGATCGGCTGGGCAGGGAATCTGACCTGCGCCGGCTCCCAGTTCAACGGCGTGCTCGTCGCTTAAGGGGGGGGGATCATGGCTTACACTCCATCCCGTGCTCAGATCGGCATGTTGCCGGTCCAAGGTCTGGGCGGCATCGACGCGGGTATTACCACCGCACAGTCGACGTCCGACACCAGCATCACCACCACCATCCCGACGCCTCCCCTTTACCCGGGAATGATCATCACCGCCACGGACCCCACGTTGGGCGAGGGTGAGTTCATCCTGCTGAAGGGCGTTGCCTCGAACATCGTCGGCGCAGTCGTTACCTACGCGCCCACGACGTTCGCGACGACTCTGGTGCCCAACACTGCCAACCTTGGTACCCCTGTGGCCGTCTCGATGGCAGCCAACACGACCACGACGAGCTGGAGTTGGTATCAGATCTCCGGCATCGCGACGGTCAAGAAGACTGCGGTCAAGGTCGATCCGGCTGTCAACGGTACGCGGATGTACATCTCCGCCACCGCCGGTCGTCTGATGCAGACCTCTGCCTCGGGCAAGATGGTTCTCGGTCTGGCTCGCGCCAACACCGCAACTGTCACCAGCACCACCTCCACGGTGCTGTGCTCGATGAACCGTCCGCACGCACAGGGCATCATCACCTAATCAGTGCTCGGTTGGTTTTCTCGGTTGGTTTTCTCGGCGGCCTCCGAAAGGGGACCGCCCTGAAACACAACGGAGGTGAAATGCTGCAAGTCTGCACGATCAATGCGTCCAACTACTTGGGCCGCGGAGTCGAGTACACCAACATCCTGCACGACATGGTGCGCAGGAACCTGCCAGAGGGGTTCGAGGGACAGTTCACCGTCTTTACCGACACTGAGGGCGAGTACCACCCCGACATCACGGTGCGGTCTCTGCCGGCCCCCGGTCTCGAGGGATGGTGGAACAAGTTGTCCCTATTCAAGG